CTCGTATTGAGTTACTAGATTATATTGATGATTTGAAAACACAAAGAAACTATCATTTCTATATTATGGAAACTGTTACTTATATAGAACAGTACAAAGAAATTTTAAAAACACCGGTAAAGGTTAGTTTCATGGGAAAACTTTTTAAAAAAGACAAAGAAAAGAACAACATAATTGAACTTTACTTAGATTCAGCGACAAAGTATGTTAATCTAGAATTTGAGAACAATAAGATACAACAAGTTACTTGCCCCAACTGTTCTAATAAAAAAGATTTTGATGTGGTAGAAAGCAATACATATGTATGTACAAAATGTTATGCTAGACAAACAGTTATGAAACACAATTCTTCTTACACAGATATTGATAGAGTTAATATTTCAAGTAAATATACTTACGATAGAAAGGTTCATTTTCGGGATTGTATAAATCAATATCAAGGTAAACAGAATAGCACTATTCATAAAAAAATATATGATGATTTAGAAATACAGTTTGCTAGACATCATCTTCTTAATGAAGGTTCTGGAATTACTAAAGAACTTAAATTTGTAAATGTAACAAAGAATCACGTTCTTATTTTTCTTAAGGAACTAGGATACTCAAAACATTACGAAAACGTACATCTAATACATTATAACTTTACCGGAATTAAACCAGATGACATATCTTATTTGGAAGAGCAACTTCTTGACGATTTCGACGTACTTACCGATTTGTATGACAAGAAGTATAAATATATTGAAAGAAAGAATTTTATTAATACCCAGTATGTTCTATTTCAATTACTTCGCAGGCACAAACATCCATGCAAGAAAGAGGAATTTATTATACTCAAAACCATAGATAGAAAATTCTTTCATGATGAAATATGTAAAGACTTGTTTGAAGATCTTGGTTGGAATCACAGTCCTTTTTACTAAAAAGGGTTATTTAAGAAATTTGTTTCTGAATATAAATAAAGAATGTCGTCTAATATTAGATTCAGAGTTCATACAAGTGAATATTATGAAGACGTGATACAACTTAATACTTTGGAACAATTTGACACAGCCCCAGATGCTTTATTTGCATTAATTAATATGATGAATGTACTTGAACCAATGTTTATTTCAGATTTTGACCCTTTTAGAATAGCAATACAAAATAGCGAGAATGATCTTCAATTACGTAGGAACCATAACGTGATTGCCCTCGTTGGAACACAAACTTATGACACAACTGAGAAAAACTATGAAGAGTGTTCTATATGTACTGATAAATACGAAAAGAAAGAAGAAGTTTCTGTTTTAGAATGTGGTCATGTTTACCATCCAAAGTGTATAAATGAGTGGGCTAAGTATAAGCCAGCATGCCCAGTGTGCAAAGCTGAGATTGCTATTTATGTAAATGAAACAGGAGTCGAAGACATTGATTAATTATACTCTATGTTTAGATTTTTAAAAACATTATAATAACTAAAAATGCTTTCAAAGTTAAAAAAAACTTGGTCCAATCACGGTTTTGAAATAACTCTTGGATTTTGTATCACATTTGTTCTTCTTTATGGTCTATATCAGAAGATCACTGGTTCAAAAGGTACTTGGTCAAAGAAAGATTATTTATCATATTTACTAACAAAACCTACAATAACTAATAAAACATCTCAATCTCCACCTAAAGATAGCAGGGGTGAAATAGAATGTAGACGGGTTTTACAGCTTATATTTAATAGAAGTTTTAATAAAGCAAGACCTGATTTCTTACGAAATCCTGTTACAGGTGGAGAGTTTAATTTAGAACTTGATTGTTACGATCCTGAACTTGGAATAGCAGTTGAATATAACGGTGTTCAACATTACAAGTTCATACCTTTTTTTCATAAAAACAAAGAAGCATTCCTAAATCAAAAATACAGGGATGATATGAAGCGTCGAATATGTAAAGAAAATGGTATTCTTTTAATAGAAGTACCTTATACCGTAAAAATAGAAGATATTAAAAGTTTCATACATAAGTCTCTTATGATTAATGGAATTATATGATAAAAACTGTTGTTCTCAATAAAAAATATTGAGAACATGTAAAAATAGCAATTAGTTTGGATAATGTTGTAAAGAAGTATGTTAGATGGTTTCTAATTTATGTGATAAATCCAATTAAAACATTTGGATTTATCACAGAAAAGTATTTACGTTAATCAACATCTGGTACAGATGAAGATGATTTTTCATTGCTATATAAATCAGCAGAAAGAGCCTGCACTTCATCGATTTTAATCTTTATTTCCTGTTTAGAAGCAGTTGTGTTAGATTCAAACCATTTTGATACTTCATCAAGTTTTTCTATCTTACTATTATACTGTTCTTTTTGTGATTCGTCACACGTCTTTAGTTTTTCATCATACGAGTTCTTAGTTGTATATATCATATTCTCTAACGAATTTTTACTCTCCAAAAGTTCTCTCATCTCATCATCGTCCTTCTTAAACTTTTCAGCATCATCAACCATCTTTTGAATATCATCTTTTGATAATCTACTTCCATCGTTTGTAATAGTAATTTTATTAGTTTTACCAGTTCCCTTTTCTACCGCACTTACATTCATAATTCCATTTGCGTCTAGATCAAATGTTACTTCAATTTGAGGTACACCTCTTCTAGCTGGAGGAATGCCTGTCAGATCGAAATTTCCTAATTTATGATTATCTTTTGTCATAGTTCTTTCGCCTTCAAACACTTGAATGTTAACACCTGGTTGATTATCAGAATACGTCGAAAAAACTTGAGTCTTTTTAGTAGGTATAGTTGTATTTCTTTCTATCAACTTTGTCATAACTCCTCCTGCAGTCTCAATACCAAGTGATAAAGGAGCCACGTCTATCAACAGAAGAGAGTCTAGTGTTTTACCCTTTCCACCTGTTAATAGAGCAGCTTGAACGGCTGCTCCGTAAGCAACTGCTTCGTCTGGATTAATACTTTTATTTAGTTCCTTTCCGTTAAATCTCTCTGACAACATTTCTTGAATCTTGGGAATTCTCGATGAACCACCTACCAACACAATTTGATTAACATCGCCTTTTGAAATACGAGAATCCTTCAAGACCTTTTCAACAGGTTCCATACATTTAGCAAATAAATCCTGGTTGAGTTCTTCAAACTTTGCGCGTGTTAAACTAGAAACAAAATCTATACCATCAAACAATGAGTCAATTTCTATAGAAGCTTGTGCACTGGAAGATAGTGTTCTTTTTGCCTTTTCACATGCTGAACGCAACCGACGCAAAGAACGAGGATTTGTCGACAAATCCTTTTTGTGTTTTCTCTTAAATTCCAAAATAAAATGCTGTACAATTCTAGAATCAAAATCCTCTCCTCCAAGGTGTGTGTCACCAGCGGTTGCTTTTACTTCAAAGACACCATCATCAATAGTCAATAGAGATACATCAAAAGTTCCTCCGCCAAGATCAAAAATCAAAACAGTTTGTTCACAACTCTTTACATTGTCTAGACCGTATGCTATTGCAGCTGCTGTCGGTTCATTAATAATTCGCAAAACATCCAAACCAGCAATCACTCCAGCATCTTTAGTTGCTTGTCTCTGAGCATCATTAAAATATGCAGGACAATTATGCACAACTGTACAATCTTCTAAAAGAAATCGCCCATTACCATCAACTTCAATTGCTATAAATTTATCTCTTAATTTACCATTATATTCTTTGACAGGAAATATTTTAAGGGAACTAGATATATTATGTAAATATTTAAAATTTTCAGGCACCTTTTTATAATTAACAATGCATGGAATATCACTTATTCTTTCTCCCGATAAACATATACTATAATAGTTATGTTCACTTTTGTTATCATTAAATGTTGTTTTGTTATTTATGCGTATTTTACGTGTTCTTTTACAAATTTTCTGTGTTTGTATACCTAATGTACTTGCTAATTCTTGTATTTGATAAACTAAATTAGATCTTTTCTCTTCCTGTTCAAATCCATAACGTAAACCTGTTCCGATATGTAAATAACCATCAGAATCTATTAAACCAGCAAGTAATTTAAATCTATCATTTTCACTAGAATTCATATAAATATCTGGGATATGTTTATTTCCAATTAGATTGAGTTCTTTAAAAATTGAATTAATAGGATTTAGTTCTGTTTTCAAAGAATCCGAGTGTACAATTCTATAATGAAAGCACTCCTTAACAGATTTTATAGTACTATCTCTATTGTAAATAATTAAATCCTTTCTTACACTCATATTTGGATAATTGTTAGCAAATTTATTCAAATATTCTTCAATTTCTGAATCTGAAGATGTAATATGTCCTGGATGGTTAGTTGTGCCATCTCCTAACCATAATCCAAGATAATAAGGATCTATAGGTAAATCTAATGTTTTGTTATATATTGATTTTGAAGTTCTATAACCCTTCAAATGGGAAAGTTGTTTGTTCTTGTTACATTTTAAAAAATTTTCAACAGTCATTTCGATAATATCACCTTCGTTTACAATATTTTTATCATTAAGATTATTCATTGCTGTATCTAAACTTATTTTATCATCAATACGTATTTCAACAACAGAAAAATTTGTGCGATCTGAATTATAACGATAATATACAATAACCTTTTTACCTTTTCGATGGCGAATAGCTGGTTTTACAGAAGTTATTCTTAAAACTAAAATATGTTCTTTTGTAACTATATAATCAACTCCTTTGCTTTGTTGTACAACATACATGTCGGCTGTACCAGCACGTTTGCTTAAAACGTTGCGAGGTGTTTGATCATCTCCCATAAGAGAATCGGAAGTTGTAATATCACCAATCATTTTAACAGATCCATCTGATAATAATACACGAGTTTCTGGATCAAAACACGTGATTACAGCCTTTTTTACTTTTTCGTTTAAAAATGATTCAGCTGTTTCCTTCATCTTTACAAGAATCATTGCAGACAACTCTTCTGGTCTAAATTCTTTTATTTCATCCTTATAAGACACTTGAATAAAAGGTTTTCCATCCTCCTTTTCAACTACTTTAAAAGGAAATTGCTTGATGTCACTTTGTACAGTTGAATCGTTAAATTTTCTTCCAATAAGTCGCTTGGCATCGAAAATTGTATTAATTGGATTCATTGATGACTGATTCTTAGCTGCATCTCCTATAAGCCTTTCAGTATCT